CCTGGCAAAATTCCGCATAGGTCGGAAGTCTCTTTCCTACGCGGCGGGCCTTCTCGTTTGCAATATACCAGTTCAGGCCTTCCGTTCCGGTTATCGGGTTCGCGTTATACTTCGACTGCAGGCCCTGACTTCCATTATCAGAAGAAAGGTAAATATCGCCCCACAATCCATTCCCAAGGTAAACCATGCCGGAAGGATCGTCGCACTTCGGGCGGTGCTTTGTGGTCCATACGCTGTTCGGAATAATGCCGTTGTATACGTTACCCTGCCAACCGCTGCCGTTTTCTGCTCCGCTGCTGTTGATCGGGTTTCCAAGCGCGTTCACATAGCGACACTTTCCATAATGGAAACCACCGATCTTTCTGCTGTTGTCTGCTGTGTACCCGGAAGGGTAAGTGGAATTTTTAGAAATTACAAAAACTTCGTCGCGGTCCACGGTGTCGGATCCGTTGGTCGGATCGCAACAATAAATATAATAGTCCGTTCCCATTTCAAACCCGGAACCAGTGTCAAGGTTTGCCGTTGTAAGGTTTGTTAATACGGTTTTGAATACAGAAGAACCGACGGCGATCAAGACGCCGGCCGCGATCGTAATCTGGTTCGGTGTGGCTGCTCCCGCTGCTGTGATATACTGCGCCTTCTGTGATACAATGTCGCTCATGGCTGACAATTTTTCCGTTGTGATCTTTGCCTTCGTGTTCATCATTGTTTCATCATAAAGAAAAAATTTCATGTGTTTTTCTCCTTTCTTACTGCTGCAGGTCTACTTTGATTGCTTCCAGTTCTTCTTCCGTCATTCCTAACGTGTCGTAAACGGAAGGTGTGTTCGTGATCTTGATTGCTTCGGAACCGGCCGCGATCGTTCTCGAAAGTGTGATCTTTGTCTTTTCCTTCTCTGCCTTTCCGGATCCGTCCGGTTCTCCGTCGATATGCTCCACGCTCTGAATGGTTGCAGTTACGCCGCCGGCCGTAACCTTTGCGCCTGCTGCCGCTTCGTTGTTCGGTATGATCTGCACCTGCCCGTCAAGGAAGCGGACGCCTCCGACATGCTCCCAGACGTTCCCCACCATGTCAGCCACGCCTTCCGCTGTTCGGTCGTGGTTCCACTCGATCGGGCCGGAGCCTGCCAGCGTTTTTCCGTAGCTGTCTTTGTATGTAGTGCCCGTCTGCTCCGGGTGGCTGTGGCTTTTGCCGCTGTTGGTGTTTCCGGTCGGCACGGTGTCGTTCTCCCAGCTCTGGCGGCCCAGCGCCGCCCACTCGTCGTTAGTGATAAGGTGCCAGCCGGGGCCCTTTGCCTCGCAGAGCCGGATCGCCTCGTCGTGATTGACATTGACGGCCGGAGGCATGAAGGGGAGAGAGTAGGGCCTGCCGTCGATCATGGTGTTGGGGTACTTGCTGATCGCGTACTCCTTCACCTTCCTGCCTTTTAATGTGTCCGGGAGCTTTAGCTCGTCCGGTGTGAATACCACCAGAATGTCCGGGCGGCCCCGGTCGTCAAAAATAACCTCGTTTCTCATGTGTTGCTCCTTTCTATGCGTTTCCATTTGCTCCTACACCGCGGGCAGCGGTAGCCGTACCACGGTAGGGCTAAATCTTTGCTTACATTCCATTCCAGCCCGCACTCGCCGCATACCTCATAGCGTGCCCCTATGCGCCGGGCATGAGTACGGGCTCGCGCCGGTTTCCGGTTGCCAGTTGTCCGGCGCTCTGTGCTGCCGGATCCGGCTCCTGCCACCTGTCTTTGCAGTCGCAGTGCTCGCCGTGGTCTAAATGAGCGCCGCAGTTTGGGCACTCATGGTATGGCTTGCTCACGTTATCACCTCCAGAGGATCGGGCGCAGCTCTGAGGCTCTCAATGAGCTGCTGCATGAGCCGCTTCCGGTATTTTTTACGCACGCGGTACTTTTTGGCGTGCTTGTATAGGTGCCACCATTTCGGGTGGGCGTTTACTGAGTAGAGCATGGCGTCCATGAATTTGCTCAGCGACTCGGCCGCGATTTTTGCAAACTCCCCAGCTACCTGAATAGCCCAGTCTATAAACTCCCGCGCCTTTAGGGCGGCGTAGTCGATCGCGGGCTGAACGGTCTTTACTACTTCCTGAGCGATCGCCTTTGCCTGATCCGGGCCGATCGTCAGCGTCAGCTCCACGGCTTCCTCCGGCTCTGCCGGTTCGTCTGGGAGCGCCGTTGAGTCGCTCAGCAGATTGTAGCCATTTTCATAATGCCAGCAGATCCCGGCCGCGATTTCGAGCGCGTTCATGTCCTCGCCGAAGTGTCCGCAGTAGTAGCCGTTCAGCATGACGGCGTTCGGATCTTCCGCTAAAACCTCGCGGGCCTTTTTCAGATCGTCAGGCTCGAAGGCTTCCGTGTCCGGATCCAGCCATGCAGCGTACCCATGCCAGCTGCGGGCTGTTTTCCATATAATCACCCACGCGATCCCGTCCCGGATCTCGTCAGCGAAGTAGCTCGCTACTTTGTTGAGTGCTGCCACGCCTCTGCCTCCTTTCTGATATGCACAACGGTTACAATGTCCTCAACTTCGTGCTGTGTTATGTATGTGTCGTCCGGGCTCAAGCCGATAAAGTTCAGCAGCGGATCAAAGCCGTCCAGCATAAGGCTGGTGACAGCTACCGCGTTGAGCCGGTAAACGGTCGTTTCTACAATGCAAGGGCGGTTTCCCGCTTCCAGTACCGCCGGGAATGACGCACGACTCAAAAGGGTGGCGTCATATCTAAAGTCTTTTTTCATGTCTGCGCTTTCCTTTCTGAGACGTTACACCTTCACGGCTTCGGCAAGATCCGAGCGATCGGCTTCGTCGGTTTTCCTCCCTCGCCTTTTGAAGTTCTCCGCGAGGCGGCGCTGGGCCAGTGTGGCGCTATACTCTCGCCGCATGTTCCGATCGAGCCCTCCAGTTTCGCCTCTTTTCAGTTCCTTATAGACGGTCGCCACATGGACGCCGATCTGGTCGGCTATATCCTGCACACGGTCGCCTTCCAGATAGAGGGCCTCCAGCGTTTGCCGGTCTGCCAGTGTCAAATATCTGTATCCGCTCACATTTTCACCTCCTTTGCGGGGCCCTTGCCGCACCCGGCCACTTTGTAAAATCTGCATTGTTGGGCGTGTGCTTTTCAACCGGCTTTCACGCGATCCGGCGGGTGCTTTTTGTCGGGAGGCCCGAACCGTATCAGCTTTCACCTTAAAAGCTGCAAACCTGTTGAACGACATGGAGCCTTTTAGAGCGTTGCTGCTCTCCACCGCTTCCGGGTTTTCACCTTAAAAGCCCGGCAAAACCTGTCAACCTACACCGCACAATACAGACTTTATAAAGTGGCCGTGTATGGCCTTTTTCTCTGTTTCTGGGTAAAAAAATAATGCGTCGGGAGGCTTTCGCTTCCTTTCGCATTTAATGTTACATTTTTCAACGGTAAATGTCAAGAGTAAATGCGAAAAAAGTCAAAAATATTTTATAAGGCCCCATTGAGGGCCTTTATTTCTTCCTGAAATACTTCCTCCGGGGTGTGCCAGTTGAACATTTTCCGGGGGTAGTCGTTCATCCAGCCTTCTATATAGTCGGCCCGTTCCTCCGTCATGTCCTCGAAGCTCGATCCCTTCGGGGCATGTCGGCGCACGAGCTTATTCTGGTTTTCGTTACTGCCTCGCTCGTATGCACTATACGGGTGGCAGTAATATAGCTTTGTCCTTTTCTCGCCTTCGTGGAGGCTGCTCCGTTCCATTCCCTCGCAGTTTGCAAACTCTGATCCGTTATCCACCGTTATGCTTTTGAAGATCAAAGGGAAAAGATCGCCGTATCGTTTTTCCAGAGCGTCCAGCTCTGCCACGGCGTTTTCCGCTTTCTTCGCTTCCATTCTCCGCGTGATTTCCCGGCGGCTGAGTCGCTCAGTGAGTACGAGCAGTGTCGTAGTGCAGCCTTTGGCGCTTTCTACGCAGTCCATTTCCCAGTGGCCGAAGGTTTCCCGGTTGTTGATTTCTTCCGGGCGCTTCTCTATGCTTTCGCCTTTTGGTGGTCTGGACTGAGCTTTCGTATGCCGGTACTCCCGCTTTCGGTTTCCTTTTACCGGGAGATCCTTGTTTGTGATCCGGAGAAATACGCCCTTGTCTATGTAACTGTAAAGGGTGTTTACCGAGATCGTAGTGTTGAATTTTAAGCCTTTCGCCTTGATCCTTCCCAGCACCGCCGCGGGGCTGTATTGCTCGTCAGCGATCTTGTGCTCGATATATTCGGCGAGCTTGCGATCCTTCCCCAGTTTCAACTCCGGCCCTTTGGCTTTAAGGTTCTCCCGGTACCGATCATGGGCTATGTCCGGGCTGTATCGGATCTCCGTCGTCCAGTCGCTATTGCGGTGCTCGTATTGTCCGCGCTTTTTCTCCCGGTATATGGTGGAAATGTGGACGCCGAGATTTTCGGCGATCTCTTTCGCCCCCTTTCCGTCCTTGAGCTGCTGCTCCATACGCAGTCGATCGGTTTTTGTTAAATGCTTGAAACGCCGTGCCATTATATATCCCTCCGCATAAAAAAGAAGGGCAGCCGTAGCCGCCCCTCCACTTGTTCCTTAGTGTTATTTTTCGTATTCCCTCAAAAGCTCCGCGGTTTCCTCGTCGGTCACAATGTCCGAGAGTTTACAGTTCAGAGCCTTGCAGATCCTTAGCAACGTGGAAAGCTGCGCCTTGCTTACGTCCCGGACTCCCTGCTCGTAGTTTTGGTAGACGCGGACGCCTACACCGGCCAGCTTTGCGAGCTGGGACTGGGAGAGTCCGGCGGCCTGCCTGCGTTCTTTGAGGTTGTCGTTTCTCTTTTCGATCTTTACCGTGATTTCCATATCTGGCCTCCTTCTTGACTTGTTAGGTGGCGGTGGATATAATAAAGGCGGTGGGTGGGAATTTCCCACCGCCGGAGCTTTAGGACTGCTTGGGTTTCTTGTTTGGCTTTATGGTTATTGTGATCCGTTCCACCGCTTCACTTTCTAAAGCCTTTTTGAGAACTTCGAGCAGTTCTTTTGTTTGCTTCTCTTTATCGTCCACCGGTTCGCCTCCTTCCTGTGGTTTTGTTCTTCCTTTCTGAATTACTCAGGTTTTCCCTTACCTTGTACCTTTATTATACATCTAAAGATGCATATAGTCAAGCTCATTTCCTTCTATTTTCGCGTTTTTTCGCAAGAAAATAGGGCGGTTTCCCGCCCTCATTATTCCGCGCTGAGTAGCTGCTCGATCGGTACGTCAAGCACCTCAGAGAAAAATATAAGTTCGTAGTCAGGGACTACTCGATCGCCGGTTTCTATCCTGCTGATCGCTTTCTGGTTCAGGTTTAGCCCGGCAAGCTGTATCTTCGCCGCGAGCTGCTCCTGAGAGAGTCCCGCAGCCTCACGCAGCGCCTTGATTTGAGGCCCCGAAGCGTTGCACCGGCCGCCTCCATATTTGTAGATCTTCACGTCCCAGCGCCTCCCTTTTATCCCAAAGATAGGTAGATAGCATATTGACATTACCATGAACGACTGCCTATAATTATCCCAAAGATAACTAAACGCGAAAAAACGCTAATTATTTTATGGAGGTTTTTCTTATGGACGCATTGAAAAAAAATACTTTTGGGCGCTTCTGTAATTTTTGTTATTACTGGGTAGAAGGAAAAGACAGCGAAGGGAAGCGCAGGAAAAAACGAATTTCTGCCGTCTCAGAAGATAGTGCTGTAAAGAAAGCAGAGGCAGGAGGATTGGTCGGGCCGTTTAAGGTGGAGGCCGCTCCATTGGATCCTCCGACTGAGCGCCAGCTCGCCCTTGCGGAGCGTAAAGACTTTTCAGTTCCAGAAGGGTGTACGAAGGAGGATCTCGGAGCTATGATAAGCAGAGACATAGATTTCGACGGAGATATAGATCCGGATCCCGGTATTGTGCAGTATGCGAAAGATTGCGAGGTGTGTTTTTCAAGTTTTGTTGGCGAGTCCGGGCTCTTGCAGTGTATGATTTCCCAGCTTTCCCTCAGAGACAAGGCTGTATTGTTTGCCTATGCCGTTTCTCTTTCACGATCCGGAGATCGGAGGTTTAGGGATCCCCGTATTAGTGAAAAAGTTCGCGCATTTGAGCACTTCGCAGATCTGGTCGCGTCTGATCCGGCATTAAAAAAATCGTTGGAGGAAAGAGGGCTTAATGATTTCAAAAACCCGAACGCACGCTCAAAAGTGTATAAGGCTGTTATGAGCTGCCTATAACAAGAAAATGCCCGGCAGGATTTCTCCCGCCGGGTTTTCTCGTTGTGCGGGTTTCCCCCGCTCTTATTCCGTTTTTTCTTCGGTTTCTACCGGATCGTTTGCCGGTGCCGCTTCGGCTGCAATCTGCTGCACTGCCGTGGTGGCGATCGTGCTCGCTACGCTTGCCGCCGTCGCTGCCGCTGTGGTAGTGGCTGCCTTTTCAACCTCCGGCACTTTAATGTCCCGGCATACCTGCTCGATCTTGGTGTCCAGCCATGCGTCGAAGTCGCCGTAGATTTCCCCCAGAGCCTTCACCGTGGTGTCTCCGAGGATCTCCAGCACCTTGTCACGCGCCTTCTGAAATGCTTCCAGCTGCTTCTCTTTCGTAAAAGCACCCTCCGCTTTCAGGGCGTCAACAAAGGTCTGGGCCGTATATGTCACGGCCTGCTCCACGGCGTCCGTTGCCAGATCAATGTACTTTGAAGCGGTTTCGTTGTCCAGTTCTTCCTCGATCTGCTGAGTCTGGCGGCGCAGGAGTGCCACCAGATAGCCGCCGCCAGCCGTGATAAGCAGGCAGAGGATCGGTACAAAAGCGTCTGCGATCTGTTCTAACATTTCCATGTTCGAGTCCCTCCTTTGATATTAAAGCATACTGTTGACAATTTTCTGAACGGCTGCGTAGTTATACCCGGCCGCTTCGAGGCGTTTCTTGCGATCCGCTCCGTTTCCCCACTTACCTGCGATCACCTCTTTGGCGATCTCTGTGTTGGATTTCTTGGGGGTATCGCCGGAAGCCGCGGTGCCGCCGCCGTTGGTTGTCACAAAGGCGTCGAAGCCTTTCGTTTTGAGCTTAGATACCTGAGCGTCAGCATTTGCCTTTTTGGAATACGCCCCGGTCTGCACCTTGTAAAGATTTCCGACTTTCTTTATGAGCACCTCGAAGCCAGCCGCTTTGAGTCTCGCCGCCTGAGCGTCGGCATTTGCTTTCTGTGAGTACGCGCCGCTCTGGACATAGTAAAGAACGGATCCGGAGCTGGAGCTGCCGCCAGTGGATCCGCCGCCGGATCCGGAGCTGCCTCCCGTCCCCAGCAGAGCGTTGATCCTGTCGGCAAGCTCGCCATAGCGGGAGTAGAGCCAGTCACCGGGGCAGCTCTTATTTGCAAACCACCGGTGCGCGGTCAGCACCATTTCGTTGCTTTTTGGCGTGTATGCGAGAGTTTTCTCTTTGCTACCCAGCCACAAAACCTTGTTTTTCCCGTTTCTCTTGCAGATGTCCGCGCAGAGCTCGATCAGCTTTTCGTAAACGGCCGAGTTCATAGCGTAAGGATCTGTTTTGTCGCTGGCGCACTCGATCGTTACGGCCCGCTGGTCGTTGGAGTTGCTGGAGCTGCACCAGCTCCGGTTACACTCGTCTACTACGAGGACGACGCGGCCGTCCTTGCCGATCCCGTAGTTACAACTCGCTTCGCGCCCCGCCGGGAAGCAGGAGCCGATCCCTTCCGCTGTGAGCTGCCCCACAACGCAGTGGGGCGTCAGTGTGTCAATGCTGTGTGTACGTTTCCCGCTATGGTTCGGGCTTTTTACGGTACAGTTTACCAATGGACTATTACTCATATTGTTGCCTCCTTCTGAGGGCGTGGAAGCTACGGCTTTCGCGTATTTGTCATAATACGTTTGCCCGTAGCTCGCCCGTTTGATTTTTACCGTTTCGGACTGATCGGCCGGTCTTTCAAAGTCGGTCAGTACCTTGTCACTTGCAGCCCTCACGCTGGTGGCTGTTTTTAGCGCAGCCAGCACGGAGGGGTAGCTTTCGCTCAGCTCTTTGTACAAAAAGCCGAGCTGTGCCTCCAGATCCCCGATCGAAGCGCCGAGCGCCTTCACATAGTTGAGCAGCGCCTCCTTCCGGCTCCAGAACGTCCACTGTGCAACGCCGTAGCCCGCAGAGTCATGCACAAAATTGGCATAGCTCCCTGAGTCTACGGCTGCGGTGTATGTGGCGTCCGCGAAACCGAGCTTTTTCTCGTAGGAGTTCTGGAGGTTCTGCGGGCTGATCCCGCTCTCGGCGTATAAGTTCCCCATAAGGCCAGCGACGCCGAAGTCGTTCGCGATCTTGCTTTTGAGGAAGTTCCACGCCTTTTCCTCGTTGTTTTTTCCTGTCAGTCCCATGTGTTCCTCCTTCCGTCAATAGGTTTCAAAGTTCGACGGCTCCGGTTTGACGCCATTCAGAGCCATGAGCTTGATCTTGTTTTCTGCCTTTGCCTTGGTGTAATAGAAACCGGTCGCCGAGGCCATTTCCGCAAATACCGCCGGGATCAGGTAGGCCAGCACGGAGGTGTCCATGGTGATCCAGATCATGCGGCAGGAAAAGACGGTGATCGCTATGGTGGCGATACTTACACCCAAAAAAATGAGCTTTGAAAACTCAACTTTCTTTTTTGCTGCAGCAGCGGCCCGCATTTGCTGGATCTGTTCTCTGAGTTTTCTGTTTTCCTCAGCGAGCTGCTGGATCTGTGGATCAGGAGCGGATCTGGTTGCTTCGGCGGGTTCTGTGTATTCTTCGCACATGTTCCTCGCCTCCTATTCGTAAATAGAATTGATCCCCTGTTTTGTCAGAAAATCCTTTTGCGCATGTTTGACTTTTGCTGCATACTCAAGCGCCGCGTGCATGTCCCCGTTGCAGTGCGCGTCCGGGATCCTCTGCACCGCTCTGGCGGTCGCCTCTCCCAGTGCGATCGAAGCGTTTACACCCTGAACAAGAAAAACTTCTTGCTGTTGTCTGAGGTTTTCGCGTCTTTCTTCGTCCTCACGTCTGGCGGCTTCCTCAGACTCTCGCTTTTTGTCCTGCTTTTTGATATTTCTTTCAATAAGCCAGAAGCAAAAGCCGGTAAGGGCTGAGGGTATGCTCGCGGCGATAACGATCGCTGTTATGTCCATAGGTTCACCTCCTTGGCCTCCGCGGCCGGTTCTTTTCGTTTGAAAACTATATTGTTTGTGATCCACTTCTGGAGCCCGTGGGTGGAGCAGTGGCTCAGCATACCGAAGTAGCTCTGCATGGTAGCGTCTACTGCGTCAAAGTCAATCAGCCCCACCTCGTACTCCTTGGCGATATACCGCATACGCGCCTTCATCTTTTTGACGCTCTGCTTTGTCGGCTTGCGGTAGCCGGGGAAGATCCGGCAGCCTACAAAGGTGATCCCGCGCTTTACGAGTCCGATCGTGGTCTTTCCGTTAAGTTCGAGGTGTAGCACATTGTTGAGGTAGTCCTCGATCTTCACCCGCCACTCGTTCAGCACTGCGGCGTCCGGGTGCAGCAGCGCCATGTCGTCCATGTAACGCTCATAAAAGTGCGCCTTCAGTTCGTGCTTGATGTACTGATCCAGCTCATTAAGGCAGACGTTCGCGAGCAGCTGGCTGGTAAGGTTTCCGATCGGCATACCCACCTCAAAGAGCCGCTCCGAAGGTGGCACCTCGTCGGCTGTCTTTCCCGGAGGAAGCCCGAAGGGCGTGTGGTCGCAGCTGATGATCGTCTCCATGAGCCAGAGAAAGCCGTCCTCGTTCGGGTATTTGCGCCGCAAAATACCGAGTAAAACCTTGTGGTCTACTCGGTAAAAATACTTTGAAATATCCAGCTTTAAGTAGTGCCAGCTCGGCCCCGGCTTGCGGTCAACGAGTGTCGCCCAGTATTGCAGCCGGTCGGCTGCTCTTGTGGTGCCTTTTCCCACCCGGCAGCCGTAACTATGGTAGATCATGCCATTGTCGAGCTCTTTGTTTACTTGCAGATATACAGCCCACTGCACGACACGATCCGGGAAGCTCAGCGCCATAATGAGGCGGCGCTTTGGCTCCGAAACATAAAACTCCCGGTATCGGCCCACCTTGTAAGTGTGCCAGATCAGGGAGTTTTGTATTTCAATTAGATTTTCCTCCAGCCTCGCAGAGAAGGCCAGCACGTCGCTGCGGTACCATTTCTCGCTCGCTGCTTCGTGGTATGCGTTCAGCAGATTTTCCCACGAGTATATACGTTCCAGAAGGGAAGGCTTTTCTGTTTCTTTGATAGCCGTCACTCCTTCCATGTTTTTATAAAAAGGCCCGCGTGTGACACTCCTTGAAACGGCCGTTTCCCTACGGCCGCCACGCCGCAGGGTCGCGGCCGCCCTTCACCCGCATAAAGCAGGAACGGCCAGCCTGCGCGGTTTGCCCGCCGCCCCCAGTAGTTCACCGGCGAGCTGCGCGAGCGTTCATCTTTGGCCTTGTCGGCCGGGAAATGCGTCCCTTTTGCCTTTGTGCTCCTGCAAAGCCGTGGCTCGCAGGACATAAGCAAACAAGGCAAGAGCGGAGCGGAAGCCGATGTTCGTGTTGGAGTTGGAGCGGGAGTTGTTGCCGTTGAGGTAGAACACGCCTGCGTTCGTGCCGTTGTTCCAGTTGCCCCCGCGATACACGCAGCGCCCCCTTTTATCACGACACATTCCCCACGGGCGTGTTACTCGTTCGACTTTTTCCAGCCGCCCAACATACGCCCGATTTCGTTCAGCTCCTTGCTCCATACCTCATGGAGCCCCGGAGAGATCAGGCGATCCTCCGGCGAAACTGCCGTGTCTACGAGGGAGCGCAGCACGTCCAGCTTTGTGTCCATTTTGTTCTGGAGCTCCACCCGGCGTTGGCCTCTGGCCCGGTTCGCCTCAATGCAAAGCTCCAGCATGTCCATGAAAGCGGCGGTCATGTGCTTGCGGTACTCGAATTTTTCCGGCTTTCGCATGTTGTTGGTGCGCTCGCCCACCCGGATCATGGATCGGACGATACGCTGCCGGAGTTGTAGGTTGTCCATGTTGTTTCTCCTTACTGTGGTAAAGGGGCGGCTTTGGTGGGCCGCCCCTTAGCCAGATTTTCAGATTGCCAGATTACCCGATTTCCGGGATAAAAGCGGAGCGGAAGCCGATGCCCGTGTAGGAGTTGGCGCGGGAGTGGACGCCGTAGAGGGAGAACACGCCTGCGTACGTGCCGCTGTCCCAGAGGCCCCCGCGATACACGCAGCGCTCGGCTACGCCGTTGTTCCACCAGAAGTAGTCGCCTTCGTAGTCAGCTTCCTGAGCGCCTTCGTCCGGGAGAAGGGCGAGGGAGCGGAGCAGGATCTTGGCGGCGTTTCCGACTGCTGCCGCTGCGGTAACTTTACCAAAGGCGCAGCTGCGGCTTGCGTCCTGAGAGCTTGCGACGGTCGTTGTCCACTGCCATGCGCCGCTTACATAGTCCAGCTTCACGGTGCTGCCGGAGAGAGTCGCGGAGCTGTCACCCACTTCACACTCAGGCTCTACAAGGGAGCCGTCGGCCGCATTGATAGCCTTCCAGCACACGCTGGTCGTGTTCTGCGGGTTGTCCGGATCCGCTGCGTCGTTGTTTGCGAGGATCTGGAGCTCGCCCCACACAAGACGGATGCCGCCCTGCCACTCCCACACGTTACCATTCAGATCCCAGATACCGCTCAGAGTCTTGTCGTGGCTCCATGTGAGCGGGCCGGTGCCAGTTGCCACTCTGGCCGTGGTGCCTTCCGGCTGATCGCTGTCCGGGCCGTAGAAGGTCGTCGGGATCGCCTTGTAGTTGCTCTCGCGGGTGTCCTTTCCGTAGTTGTTATTTCCGTAAGGCATGAAGCCGTTTTTCTTGCACCAGAGAGCGATCGCGGCCCACTCGGCGTTGGTGGAGAGGTGCCAGCCTGCGCCCTTTGCCTCGCAGCGGGAGCGGGCGGTGTCAAAGTTAATGTTTGCCGCCGGATCCTCGCCCGGCAGACTGTACGCTGCCGCGATACTGCCGTCGGTCAGCTGGGTGGTGTGTACGACATTCTGGTACTTGGAGTACCAAAAGCCGGGGATTTCCTGCCCGTTTACGATAAAAGCCGGGTGGGTGCTGTCGTTGCCACCGGTCAGCACGTCGCTGTTCTTAAATTTCGGGATATACACCATAACGGACGGCAGATCCGCGTCGTCCACAAAAATTTCATTGTTCGGGCACACGCTTTTGAGTGCCAGACTGGAAAGATCAAAGTTTGCCATTGTCATATCCTCCTTTTTTGCTTATTCAATGCTCCAGAGTACGAGAGTAACGTCGCCCATGTCGAGCGGGTTCTGCTCTCTCTGCACGGTGCTGTTCATGCCGTCACCGCTTCCTTCTGCCAGAGGCTCGGCCCCTTCCTCTGTCTGGATCGGTGTCTCGGTGTAGGTGGCCGCCGGGATCATTACCTGCGCCGCATAACGCAGCCCCGACTCGGTGCCGATCGTAAGGTTTCCGGCTTTGTCTTTGCAAATATCCACGGTCACGTCCCAGTCTTTCTGGTACTTTGCCGCGTTAATCATCAGCTCATAGTCGCCGAAGATCAGGCAGGTGCCCGTCTGCTCGTAGGCAATTTTCGGGCCTGCGTTCTTTTCAATAACCTTTACATTGTTCTGATCTGCCATGGTTACATTCCTCCTTTAATTCTCAGTTTGATAGTGGCGTTTTTGGCGCTGCCGTCATACGCCACCTTGAAGCCGTTCAGCAGGCGGCTGAAAATCTTCACGTCTCCGACGTTTCCGTCATGCTCCAGCACTTCGGCCTCCACGGTGTAGTCCGTGAAGTTTCGGGCCGTATTCAGGGCTACGGTTTCCACCGAGTTGTTGAACGGGAAGCTCTCGGAGTTTTCGAGAGTGATCGTCTGTTCTTCGGTGGCTACCTGATCGGCTGATAAGGAAGCGGAGATCAAAAGAAGGGCGGTCGCCAGATGTGCGTCGGAAATGCCTTCCTCCATGTTGTTGAAATGCCCGGCGCTCTGGTCTGTGCCTTCCTGAATGACTTCCTCTGTTTCCTCGTCCACCACTCTGTCGAGCCAGTACGTTGCGTTATACATGCCTGTTTACCTCCTTCCTTTTAGGCTGTTACTTCGTAGATCGGGATCGCGAGCTTAATCATGGTGCCCTGTCCCTCTACCTTGTTGATCGTGCGCTGCTGATATGCAGCGACTTCCCCGCGTGTGTCAATCAGGCGCGAGGCGTCGATCGTGCAGGCCACGGAGTCCAGTGTCGGGAAGGTGGCGTAGATCACAAGCGTGTCACCTTCGACGAGCTTTTTGTTGATAGCTCCCCGGTGCCAGTTGCCGCCGCTCTGTACTTCTATCGCATGGATCGAGCGGAGCCACTGATCCCTCCGGTGCCCCATGAAGGTGTCGTAAAAGTAGTTCATGCGGGTGTCCTCCTTTCGATTTATTCACCGCAGCACCGCGTCCCGCATTTCACGAAGCCATACGCCACGCTGGAGACTTGCAGCGCTGTAGCTGCTTTGTTTGTGACGGCTGCGCCTTTTACGCCGCCGCCCGGCATGGTTCCGCATTTCTGCGTCCCCGCCTTGATAAGTTGATACAACGAAAAAGCCGCCGCCAGATTGACGCCGACTGTGTGCTGCAGCACCTTCCCCAGAGTTCCGGGCCTTGGATATGTGCCGCAAGTTTGCCCGGTGGTTTTAGGCAGCTCGTAGGGCAGAGCCTCGTCTGTCTGCTCCAGTTTAACCTCCTGCCTGAGCGCTCGCCCCAGTGTGGCGGTGTTTGGGTAGGTTCCGGCTTCGCGGGCGAAGTTGTAGCGGAACGCCTGAGTCCCCGCTTCGGCAGTGATCCCGCTTTTTACTATCGCGCCCAGCGTTCCCGGTCGTGGGTATGTGCCGCATGTCAGCTCCCCGGCCTTTGTGAAGCCGTAAAGGTGCGGCGTTTCCTCCGGATCCGTTTCAATGCTTGGCTTCACGACAAAGCCGACGGTTGCGATCCGTGGACGGGTGCCGCATTTTACGAAGTTGTACCGGTGCAGCGAGGTGTCCAGCCGGTACTCAATGCCCGGATCAGGCCCTTGCTGCCAGAAATAGAAAACGCCCGCAAGGTGCGAGCGTGCGTTTTTCGCAGCCTTCACTGCCTCCACAAACTTCTCAAAGTTCTGGGCGTCCGTGTTGGTGTTCGTTGTCAGTGCCACGAAGGTGTAAGGGGAGTCGTACATTTCGTACCACTCCATAACATAGCCCTCGCCGAAGTAGGCAGAGATCAGGCGCTCGACGGCCCACTTTGTCCCGCGCTTGCGCTTGATCTGCTGGGCGAGCTTGATCGTCTCTCTTTTTTCCTCCAGACTCATGCCGGTGGAGTCGTACCAGTCAATGTCCAGCTCCCACGCCAGCTCGTCACATTCCGGCTCGTTGAGGTTGTCGATCTCGTCCCACGTCCGGATCGTCGGGATCCTGCTGCCGGGTGGCTGTATGAGCTTATTCATGGCCTTGCTGAGTGCGATCGCTGCCTCGTCGTCGCGCATGAAGGCGGGCAGGAGCCGCACAAAGTCAAGATCTGATATTTTCATTCCTGCCATAGGCTCGCCTCCTTAGTCCTTTACTTTATGGGAAACGGTCAGCTTCCCGGAAAATTCGGCCACGGTGGTGCTTGGAATTTCGGTATATACCGGTTTAATGATATTCACGCGGGTGGCTCCGGTCAGCCCTTCCTCCCAGTGAGGGCAGAGGATCAGCTTCCGCAAATAGTCCGGGTTTATGTCTTGGTCGAGGCTGGAGCCTTGCCAGTAAATATACTGGTCGATTGCACCGCCGGATCCCTCCACATTCTCCACGACTTCGGACTCGCTCGCCTTCGTTGTCCAGTATTCCAGCTCAATGTCATACTTGAATGTTGTCGGAGCCTCTACCTGCACCAGATCCGTGAGCGGCCGCACGTCGTCGGCAGAACAGGCCGCCAGCACGTCGGCCAGTATGTCCTCGTCTGGGATTTCACCACCGGCGCATATAGGCACGATCTTGACGCGCCCGTACATGTTCCGGGTGATCTCGATCTTTACGGTTTCTGCCTCTGTCAGAGCCCCGGAGAGGGAGAGCGTCAGCAGTTCGTCGTTATATGTGGCGGTGTAGTCTGTTTCCGGCGCGGCTTCCGCTCCGCTTGGAAGGTACACAGTTAAGGTTTCCGGCAGGAGATTTGCACCGCCTTGGAAGGCGTGGCCGTCATATACCGGCAGTGTGCGCGTGACGGTTTCCGTCTCGGACTCTACCACCACGTCAGTGACGAGCGGGTTTGCGGTCATGGCCCAGTATTTGTAGGTTTTGGCCGGGCCCGCTGTGCTTAGCCGGTTCTCTGCTTCCCGGATCCTTTCCCGGTATGCCTCGTCGTCCTCACGGTCGCCGCCTCCTGCCGTGGCTTCCGTGTTGGTTACATAGTCGATCAGGGGAACGTCCGAGACGTCCACAATCTGAGAGATCTCGCCGATCGCTATGTCGTTGTAGTCGGTGCCGCCGCTTTCTGCTGTGGCCGATACCTCCACATAGAGGCTACCGGCATAGAGCACGACGGTGGCGTCGGTCAGGAAGTAGTGAACGAAGTCATTCGTCACCCGGATCCCGGCCGGTATGGCAATATTTGACGCTATGGCTTCGTTTATCCCGAAGCGCAGCGTTGTGGTGGCGAAGGTGGGATCGAGGCGTGGGGTGTCCCGGTTTTCTCCCAGAGCGTCCAGCACGGATCCGCGAGCGTAGCGGAGCATTTTCTGCTTGCAGGCGTCGTTGACGCTGTTATACACGGCCACAATCACCTCGGCCATAGCGTCGCCGAAGATCCGGCGCTCGTCACCCGGATAGAGCGGATCGTTGACTCCGTTTTCCAGCTCGCTGATAACAGTTTCATGCACCTGCTGGGCGCTTGTTTCTATGAATTGGAGCTCGCTCATTCGATTTCCTCGTCCTCCTTTCTTTCCGTGATATTCACGGTCATATTAAATTCACCGGATAAAACGCCGGAGGGATCCGTGACGATTTCCTCAGCGTTTACCCGTGGTTCGTAGGTTTCGAGCACCCACTCGGCGTCGGCCGCTGCCGCGTCGGTGGCGTTTGGCTGGTCGATCAGAGCACCGTCCCGGCCCCTGAGCCTGTCGTATGCTACCTCGCCCCGCACGGTTCGCAGCAGGTTGGCCGCGCACACCTGCGGGAGCCCGTTCCCTTGTGCTCTCATGGCCTCCCTCCTTTACACGAGCGTGACTTCGCTCAGATATACCCAGCTGTTGATCCCGTCCGGGTGTCCGAGCAGCACCTTGTTTTGGCTTTCCTTGATCTGGCTTACCTTATGGCTGCGCTCTTTTACCCAGTTCGGGATCTTCTGGCCGGTTGCGTACCTGCTCCCGGTTGGCTTTACATAGCAGCCGACGGTGATCGTCTTTTTTGGCGCTGCCTGCACTTGCGTGTTTGCCGGTTTGCTCTGGGATTTCGAGGCCGTGCTGGCTTTCACATTCAGGGCGGTGGTGCTTACCGGCACGCTTGTGGTGTCGGGATCGTACTCTTTAAACTCAAAGGAAAGCGTTGCCAGTCTCATGCGTCCGAGGTCGTCGATCTCGACGTTGCTCACGGACACCTTGCGGAGTTGGAGCTTCGGCCCCAGCTTCTTGCCTCCCAGATAAAAATAATTTACTTTTGTGACAAGCCCTTTCCAGCTTTCGATCTCTGCCCGAACGTCCACACCCGCGCCGCTGTGCAGCACGGTGGTGAAGCTGAGTGGGAATAGATCCGTGCCTCGCTCGTTGGTGGTTTTCTTTTCCTCTGTGCTGGTGTTGTTGTCAGCTACCTGAGAATAGGAAAAGGCCAGCCCCTCCAGAGCGACGACTTTTTTCTGAGATACGGCCCATGTTTTTGAGCCCCATTTTGCCATTGTCGCCATATTGGCCCCTCCTTATGTTGGCCTGCTGGTGGTGCCGCTGCCGGGTTCTACACCTCCATGCCTGTGCCCGGATAAGCTCACGCCGCTGGCGTTTACGTCTCCTTCCGGCACGGATATGGATCCGGCCGTCAGTCCGGGAAGGTAAGCGCCCCACTCACCGTCGGCCCGGCCGAGTAGTAGCCCGCTGGCGTCGTCAAATTCGACATACACCACCGGTGTGCCTTTGGTGAGGTTCCCTGTGCTCCCTCTGAGGTGCCACGGGATCACGATCTTAGCGGTCGGTTTGGCTCCGGCGTCGGAGGGGAGCACGCGGGCGGTGTTTCCCTCTATCCCGGCGATTGTTCCCTTGTAGATATTCCCCATTTAGTAGCCCTCCAGCAGATCCCTGAAATAGATTGTTGACTTGTTCCCTACGAAGTCATGCCGGACTTTGTACACAAAGACGGTACCGTCCCACATGCTTGCTTTTGTCGTTTTTAGAGTCAGCAGGCTGGCGGCTGCGTACCCGGTCATTAGAGCCTTGGAAAACTGCCCCGTGCGCCCGTATTTATTGGCATTTCGGAGTAGCCCCTTGGCGAAGCGGGCCGCCTCTGCGTTGCTGGTGACTTGGATCGAGCTCTCCGGCCGAAGTACGGCGCTGTTTGAAGCGTCAGCCACATATTTGCCGGAGTAGCTCCCACTTGCCACCTCGCAGGAGCCGAACATGGTGTCGCGGTTGTCCTCGTAGGTAAAGACGCCGTTTTCGTCCACTGTGAGGCCGCCCGCGGGTTCCTGCTGCTCAATGTAATGCTCGTTATACGCGAGCAGAGAGCCGTCAAAAATAAGCATTTGACAGCCCTCCAACATACAAAGACGAGAAAAGAGGGAAAAATCCCCCTCATTGTCTTGCTTCATGTACGGGTAAACCTGATCTTCGCACCCGTAGTTTTTGAAAGTGAGGCCGTGGTTCCCGGCAAATTCATTTGCCAGTTGGAGAAAACGCACGCCCTCCCAGCTCTTTGATTTCCGGATCTTTGCCGTTTTTGGCATAGACATGGCCCGGATCGTAAAAAGCCCGTTTTCTGGTTTCATGGAGTGAATGAACATTTTTCCGGTATCGCTTGCGCCTTCTTTGAAGCGTACTGTGTCACCGGCTGCCGGTTGCCACTTGCTCCATATTCCCTTGGTATCATTGAAACGGATCACGAGCGTGTCGGCCTGCTTTTCCGCGAACATTTCATGCACGCAGTAGTTCACCGACACGTCGTTGTATATGTCCGTCCCGTTGTAGTAGAAATTCACGAAGCGTCCAGCTCCGGGATTTCTTCGCCCCGACGCCACGGCGGCAGAGTTTCCGGCGTCTCTGCGTCCTCGACGATCGGCAGCCGGAGGGCCACGTTCGCCTCGAAGATCAGAACGTCCGCATAGTCGGGGTTAAATTCAATAATGTAGTGGGCGAGGGTTTCCTCGTTATACATTTGCAGCGCGAGAGAGTCGAAGGTGTCGCCCTCGCGTGTGACGTATTCCAGATAGCCCGTTACCCTACGCATAAAGCGCCACCTCCCTTGCCTGAATAAATTCCTCCAGCCAGTCGAAAAACTCTGCCTCGTGCGCTTTGAGGCAGGCCATGAAGTCGTCGGCGTCCTCGCCGGATCCTTCCGTCTGGATCTGTGGGCTCCATGTGAAGCCGGAAAAATCGTAGTAAATGACGGTGCTCGTGTTGTTGGCGAGACTCCCCAGAGAGAAGTCGTCCAGAGCGAGCAGCTTTCCGGCTGTATTCGTGAGCCCCGCACCAGAAGTTCCTCCAGTTGTGCTGGAGGCGTTGAAAACCTCGTGGATCAAAGTGCTTAATTTGTCCCATAGCATTTTCAGGGGTACAACGGCCTCGGCTCCGGCTTCACCGCCTGCGAGGAGGTTGTTTCCAGAAGCGCCGAAAATGGTCGGCTTTGTTAATATACCGCCTTCCTTATACCACTTGATCCCAAAATGCGGAACACTTGGGGGAGTAAGTGAAAAACTTCCACTTATGCTGATATGTGGAAGTTTTAGCTTCGGCAGGCTCCACGAAAAATTAAAAGCGCTTTTTATTGCGTTAATTGCAGAGCTGACCGCATTTTTCGCGGCGTTTATTTTGCCGCTGATCGCACTCTGAATACTGTTAAAAATATTTTGTACTGTACTGAGCGCCCCGTTCAGCGCCGAGCTGATAGCTGACCGTATTCCGTTAAAAACGCTCGTGACGGTGTTCTTTGCGGAGTTTACGGCGTTGCTGATTGTGTTCTTTATCGTGTTCCACATTCCTGTCGTTACTGAGCTGATCGCGCTCCACACTGAGCTCGCAACGCTTTGGATCGCCGACGATACAGTGCCAAAAACTGATTGAGCAGCTTGGATTTTGCTGGTTATGGCTGTTTTAATGCCTTCCCAAATTGTTGAGGCTGTCGTTCTGATCGTTCCCCATATACTACTGGCCGCTGTGCTTATAGCCGTCGTTATGGTGGTAAATGCCATTCGTGCAGCCTCCATTTTACTGCTGATCCATCCAGCGATCGCGTTCAGAGCACCGGAGATTGTGGTTTTTATCCCCTCCCATATCGGTATAATAAAGTCTTTACAGTTTTGCCATATCATCTGGAATGGCAGCGTGATGATTTGGAAAGCAGCGGTAAGGATTTCACCGATTGCCATTACACCTACCTGCACAACATTTTTAATAGTTTCCCATACTCCTGATAAAAAAGAAGTAATGGCGTTCCAGATATTTGAAAAAATATTCTGAATACCGGTCAGGGTGTTGCTTATAAACGAGGTGAGCCCCGTCCATATTCCCACAAAGAAGTCGCGGATATTTCCCCAGACAGTTTCCCAGTTAGTGCCAAACCACCCTAAAACTGTGTCGGCTATTCCCCGGATCACGTTAATGGCGTTTGTGAATGTGTTTACTATAAACTCCCATATTGCCCCAAACACTTCCTGCACGCCCGTCCATGCCATTTCCCAGTCGCCCGTAAAGATCCCGGCGAAAATGTCAAATAGTCCGAGAATGACATCAAGGACAACGCTCAAAGTGTTGGAAATTTGCTGAAATACTCCCTCAAATACCGGAGCCAGAAGGTTACAGAAACCGTTCCAGATCGCACCTACCACTTCGCTAAAGTTTTCAAAGTCAAAACCTAAAGCGTTTAATCGGTCAACAATCCCTTGTCCAAATTCATTAAATTTGTCTTGTACGCCCTCCCATATTCCGGTGATTTTTGTGCGAAACTCTTCGTTTGTTTTCCACAAGTGCGTAAATGCTGCGGCGAGAGCTGCCACAATGGCAATCACAGCTAAAACAGGCGCGGAAATCCCGCCTATAGCAGTAAGCAATCCGGTAATGGCTCCTTTAACCTGCCCTATTTTTGCGACTATTGATCCCCATTGCATAGCTACAATGATTGCGCCGATCGTGGAGAGTGCGATCCCTACCTCTGGCAAGTGAGAGAGCAGCCAGTCCACCGCTGGGCCTACATTTGAATTTACGAAGTTGACCGCGTTTTTCATTGCCGGTGTGAGTTTTTCAGCAATAGGTTGGACAACTTCGGACTTGATTGTGCGTCCCAGTTGTGAGAGCGAGCTCTCCAGCGTATCATAGGCGGCGCTGTCCAACTGTGCCATGGCGTCCGAAGTGCTCTGGATCGCGCCCTGTGTGTCCATAAGGGACGCCACGGTGTCAACGCCCAGATCCTCCCACATAGTACCGAACAGGCCGACGCCTGCCTGATATTGCAGCGTTGCGTCGTCGCACTCTTGTAGGGCCTCCATAACGTCGCCGATCGCAGCCTGAGCCTCCGGCCCGCCCTTGTTGAATTGAGCGATTACTTCCTCGGTATTAAGGCCGAGCTGTTCGAGGTACTCGTTCGCTGTGCCGTCGCTCATTCGTATATTAAACTCCTTTACGGCGTCCCCCAGCTTATCAATGCTCCATGTTCCAGTCTCGGCCCCGTTTGCCAGCATGTTGAACATGTCGTCGGCAGAATATCCGGCGTTCCGAAACTGGACGCTGTACTCGTTGATCGTGTCCAGAAGGTCGTCGTTTTGGTTCAGCCCTTTTTGTGCCCCTTGCACGATAAGGTTAAACGCTTCCTCTGCGCTTATGCCAAACTGATCCGTGAGGCTGTTCGCAGCCCTTAGACTTTCCACTACGTCGAAGCCGAACACGTCCTCCAGCGCGATCGCGTTTTTGGTTATCTGGGCCAGCGAAGCCTTGTCCAGATTGTCGGTCATTTGAATGACGGTGGAGAGCTTTTCCGAGACGTCGCCGAGGCTGTCGCCATAATTGGAGTTGTAAACCTCGTACATGACGTCCTCGAAGCCTTCGAGCTCCTGAGCGGTGGCCCCGGTTCTGGCGCTCAACATAGCAAGTGAGGTGTCTCCCTCCGTTGCCAGTTCTTTGAAGGCGTCCACTGCCTTGTTGATCCCCTCGGTCACGAGATTGGCGAGGACATTTTTCATAACGGTGTAGCCTTCGCTGGAGCTTTCCGCGTCCTGCCCGGCGTCCTCCAGAGAGTTTCCCAGCTGATCCGCCGCTTGCTCGGCGGCGTTTAGCCTCTGCCGGTTCTCGTTCAGGGCGCCGGAAAGTTGGCTGATCTGGCTTGCCAGTTGCCGCGCTTCGGTTGAGTTTTCTCCCTGTTCAAGTGCTACATTGGCATAAGAACGGCGCAGCGTTTCAAGCTCCGCCTCTTGCTCACTGATCTGTTTTTGCAGCCTGCTGTATGCGTCGGCGGTTTCCTGCTGTCCTCCCGCGAGCTTTTGAGCTGCCTCGTGGGCTGCTTCGAGCGAGTCCCTGTTTTCATTTAGTTCGGCGGATAGGTCTTGGATCGTATCTGCGAGCTTTACGGCCTCGTCGGTACTTTCGGATCCACTCACAATATAATCTTCATACCCGCGCTGGAGATTTTTCAGGACAGACTCCTGCGTGCTGATTTCGGCCGCCAGTTTAGCGGCGGCTCCGGCAGACTCCAGCGTCTCCTGACTCATTTCTTCGAGGCGATCAACGGCCTGCTTTATGGCCTGCTGTAAAGACGGGCTGAGGGAACCGGCAATTTCGATCGTAGATTGTAATGTCTTGCCCGCCATGTCCTCACCTCCGTTTCCTTACATGTTTGGGCTTGAAATTCGGCCGGTTCTTCTCCATGCGTTTTCTTTCTTCCGCGAGATCCTCGGCCGCTTCTGCGTATTCAAGAATAAAGTCCGTTACTCGCTTTTTTTCGAGGTCGGACGTGCTGGTGTGGTAGACTCTGGCGTAGTCTCGGTAGGCTCGCCGGAGTCGCTTTCCGTTTGTGCTTTCTCCTCCGACGTGAGCATAAAATTTCGCCCGATCCCCATAACCTCCACAACGTCATGCCCCTTCATTCTTTCAAGATCCGAAAAATCGTAGGAAGGATTTACGGCTACAATGGCAGCGAAGCCGAGGTAAAGGTGGAGGCTGAAATCAAATTCAGCCGCCGGGGCAATAGAGAAGTCTTTCCTTCCAGCTGCAGCTTTTCGTTTTGACTCAGCCGTAGCAAAAAGGATCCCGTCGATTTCGTTGGAGTCGTAGGTCACTTCGGTGATTTCTTTACCGTTAATCAGGATCGGATTTTTTAAGTACAGCGTTCCTTTGATCGGGTTCTTGATTACTTCGTTCATCCTGTTAAACTCCTTTCAAAAAATAAGCCCGCCAGAGGAAAGTCCGGCGGGCCGTTAATTCAGATATTCATATTTAGAGCAGGTTGTTGATCTGGCTCATGTAGTCCTTGCCGTTGACACGGAGGATCTGGCTCAGTCTGTCCACACACATGTACTCCGCGCCGTTTGCGTAGATCTGCATACGGGTGACGGTGTAAGTGCCTTCGGCTTCGGTTGCGGATCCGATTTCAACGCCCAGCTCCGGGAGCGCCGCGGGCATAACACGGACAAAAGCCTTGCAGCCCTCAGTCCCCTGGGAACCGTCAGACTTGACGACGTTCTGCACCCAGCGAAACTCAAGGTTCTGCTTTTCCAGACGCCCCAGACGGCTGAGGCCCATGTCCACGCCGATCTTGGTGATCGTGAGCTCCATATTTTCCAGAAGGCCCACGAGCGGCACAGTCATGTTACCCATAGCCATAACGTCAGCGGTCATAAATTCGAGGCCCGGAAGGGTGAAGGCCACGTCCTTAGCCACAAGCGTATTGTCAGCGTAGACGGTATCGGCCACCACCGGCCCCTTAATATCCAGCCATTTTCCCATTTTTCTGCACCTCCTTATTCAGACTCAAAGAAGGACTGGAAGCCTTCATCTGTGTAACATACGCGAGCAGTGCCAGACTTAAACGGCGGCGTAGGCGTTGCGGAAATATCCCACACGAAGTCGCCGTTCATCATGTCGCTGGTCGGGTTCGCGCTCTCCAAAAACTCCACCGTAGGCGTGCCGATCAGAGCGCCGATCCCCAGAAGGGTGTCGAGCTTCTGCTTCTCAAAGTTCAGGATCGTGTCCTTGTCCTGCGGAGTCATGGGGGAGTCGATCTCCGTTCCGTGATCCAGCTGGAAGCTGTTGGTGATGTGCATAAGCATACGGATATTGTTGTCGAAGATCGCGCGGGCGTCCATGCTGCCATTGTAGGTGTAGGCCGCTGTGTGCGGGCCCCAGAGTACCCACTGACCGGCCCAGAAGCAGGCCGTTGTAATGCCTTTCTCGTTCAAGCTGTTGGCAGTCTGCTGATCGAAGCCGCGGCTCTTGGAGTCTGCCCCAAAATACTGAGCCGTTGCCATGATCGCCTTATTGGACGGAGACTCGAAGGGCACGCCGTCGTTCTCCAGATCCACGCGCAGCATAGTGGCGCTTCCAACGGTAGAGAGGTGGAACACACGGCCGCTGCCGTCTTTCACCTGCGGCCAGTACACTTTACTGTACTCGCTGTTATATCCGTTTTCTTCGGCCCACTCCTGAGCCTTTGCGATCGTGTCGATCTTCTGGCTCTGGCTGTCCACCAGAGGAATGTCGGCGTTGACGAAGCCGTCCCAGTGGCCGTTGAGCTTCTGGACAGTGCTCACCATAGCCTTGTAAACTTCCGGGACATGGCTCCAGCCGGGTGCTGCCAGAGTATTGAGGACGGCATTGTGGTACTGATAGAGCAGAGACATGGCGTGCAGGCCGGTGTATTGCCCGTCTGCTGTTTCCTGCCCGATAATGTCGTCAGACTCTACCGCTGAGGCGTCCACGGTGTTGTAGGTACACTCCAGACTGTCGGACTCCAGATCTTTAAGAAGCTGCACCACGACGGTGCCCTTGTTAAAGTTATAGCTGAGGGAATAGTCCACACCTTCGGCCTTATCGGCGATCGCGAAGGTGTCCAGAATAATGTCGGAGCTTTCAAACTCCGTCCGGTTATTCTTGAAGGTCAGCGTTTTGGTGGTTTTTTCCGCGTCTTTGTGTACGTCCGGATCAAGGACGTTCACGACGTAGATCGGGCCCACGTTCCCGACGGTATTGTCGAAGTGCTCGGCGAAGGCTTCGCAGAGTGTGAAGTCGGCCCAGTTCTGTGCATAGCCGAGCTTGCTCTGAGCGTCGCCCATGTCGGTGAGCTTGATCGGCATGTTGACGAGATCCATGTCGGCATAGCCCCGGATCAGGTTCACCGGTGCGGTGCCGATGTAGGCGGCTACGACGTCGGCCTGCGTGGTGCTTGCCACTTTGCTGTCGCCGATTTCGCCGTAGGATCCATGTTTATAAGCCATAGTTTTGCCTCCTTATCATAAAAATTCTTCATATTGTTTCGGGGTTGTGGCGGTTACGCCTGCCTCCAGTGTGAAGGTGATCCAGTTATGCCAGTACGGATAATAGTCCCAGATGTTCCCTTCCTCGGTGAAAAGCCCGTACTTGATCCCTTGCTCCTTCACAAGCCGGTGGCCTGCGATGTATTCCGCGTTTTCAATTTCCCGCAGCACCAGATCGGCAAAGTTGAACGAGTCCCTCCAGCCGTTCATGTTGCGGGTGTATGTCTTTGCAGCCTCCCCCGTGGCGCGGTAGCAGGAATACCCGCCGAGTGCTGCACTGTTTTGACGAGGGTAGTATATTTCCCCGCCATGTTCTCCGGGGTTCCAGCAGGCAAGGCAGAGCCGAAACTGGAGCCGACGCTGCCGCTTTATGAGGTCGTCGCTCCCCTCCATAAGCTGAGCGCATACCGAAGGGATCGGAGCCGGTACATTCGGCGGCAGTCTGTCCTTTCCCGGAGTGTACAGAGGGAAGGCGGCCGGGTTTACAAACTCCACGTCGTAGTCGGTGTCGTTTCGGTAGTCGTCCGGGAGTTTGAGCTGGATCTGGCTGCATACATTTTCCGCGAGCCACTTCACCAGATTGTCGATACTATCAACAAGTAGCATGGCGCACCTCCTTAGCCTGTTCTGTTCTGGCGTAGAGCTACCTCAATGAGCCCCATGTCGGTGCCTGAGTTTGTCACGATCATTTCCCGGCCGTCTACGTTCAGGAGCCTGCCGGGTTCCATGTCTGCCGGAAAATCTGCCTGCTTTCCCATGAGCAGCATGTCGGCCTCTACGAGTCCGAGGATCTGCCCCTGTTTGAGCTTAACGAGCTGATCGTTGTCCACCACGACGGGGATCTGTTTGCCCTCGACGCGGCGAAGCTCTGCAAACTCATCCAGATTGAGGAATACCGTGTCGAGATCCTGCCGGATCTGCTCTTTGAAGGTCACGGGTTAGTCCTCCGGCTCTTTGGCAGCTTTCGCCTTTGCTGCCTCGATCATGGCGATTACTTCCTTTTTGCTCCGGATCTTGCTGGCGTCTACGCCATACGCTGCAGCAGCTTCCCGGAGTTCTGCCATTTTCATTTTGCTGTACGCCGGATCCTCGTCCGGCTCCTGCACATATACCGCAACGCCAGCAGCTACAAGCTCAGCCTCGCGGGCGTCGGCAAGAGAGAACGGAGCCGATCGGCTTGTCATAGCCTCAACGACTCCGTTTATTTTCAGGCCGTAAGCGCCTTTAATCATTTTTATCATGGCCGCCTCCTTACTCTGGATCTGCGACGTCCAGATCCGGCGGCAGCTCGTCGTCCTCAGCGCCTGCCTCTACTTCCTCGGCTGCGATCGCGGCGATATAGTCGGCCTTTTTATTGCCTTTGACTTCCACGCCCATTTCAGCCGCGAGCTTTTTCAGCTCGTTATAGCTCCAGCCTTCCAGCTCTTTGGCGTCGAGGTGTCCCTTCACTGTCTGCTCCGGTTCCTCGGCCTGCTGTGCAGGCTTCCCGGCAGTTCCGGCATAGATAGCCATACCCAGACGGACAAGGCGGTCGGCCTGTTCGTCGCTACACTCAAAAGCCCCGCTTTCCGGGGTTTTAAGTGCGTGGCGCTTCACGCCGTTAGCGTCGGTGTAGCAGATACCGCAGCCTCCGCGGGTTATTCTGATTTTCTTCATGCTTTGCTCCTTTCTGCCGTGCTTAGTCTGTCACGACTTTAGCTGAAATGAACGGGTTTTCATTGTTCGGCATACAAAGAGGTGCGGATTTCAGCGTTACCTCGCGGACGTCGTGAGTGGCGTCGCTGAGATACTTCGGCACGTTCATGCCGGTGTAAGTATGAAACTCGCCGTCGGCCTGCTCCACCTGAGTGATCGCGCCGTACACTGTGCGGCCAGCAGCCGGAGCTCCTACCGCGATAGTGCCCGCCGGGATATAAGGCGTCACGGTGCCGTCTACTTCGGTGTAGTTGTCCTCGTAGCTGAGCACATCTACCATGTGGCCCTTGATATTCAGGCGGCAGATCTTCGTTGCGCCAGCCGGAAGGGTTTCAGGATCCACGCCGCCGATCTGATAGTTTCGGTTGTCGAGCAGTTTCAGGATCCACTCGTTGCTCAGGATAATGTCGGCCACGTCAGGAGCCACCAGAACGTCCGTGGCCGGGAGCCCGCGAGAGGTCAGCATGGAGATCATGGACGCCATGTCGCTGATCATCTGCTTTCCGGACGCCTCGGTCGTTGTCCAGTCAGCGGTAGGGGTATAGATCGCCGGGTTGCTGTCTCCGTCGAAGTAGCGTACCTCGCGTTCCTCGAAGTGCTCGAAGTCGTCCACATACTCGTCCATGGTGCAGGCGTTTGTAAAGATTACCTGCGCCGCCATGGCTTCCTTGCGTCGCGCGTTCATGCCGCGCAGTTCGTCCAGATCGGCCAGCATAATAACGCCCTGTCTCTGCTGAGGGGTAAGGGTAGGGTAGAGGGCTTCTCCAAAACCGCGCTTTCTCAGGTCGTCAATGGTGAGGGGGCGCTTCGGTGCGATATAGGATGGAGTAAAGCGTCTCATGGTGTAGCCGTCGCGCAGGATCGTGATCCCACCTTTTCTGGGAGCTACGAACGGAGCCGCCTTCTTGTGTCCCTTCTTATACTCCACCAGCACGTCGTTGGTGGCGAAAATATCGGTCGCCGCATTGGTCGGGAAATACCGATCCAGAAGGAACGTGTGCAGAGGCGGGAGCTGCTGGACGGAAGCCAGCAGTGTGTGAGTATCATAAAAATTAAAAGCCATTTGTCTGTCCTCCTTCTTAAATTTCTACCGCGTCAGAGATCAGGATCCCCACGCCGCGCAGTGCTTCCTTGTCTGCTGCGCTGAAAGTGTGCTCAGCGTCCATAATCAGGGCGTTGCTGTTAAAGTGGCCGGTGCGGTACGCTACCGCTGTTTCGTCGTTAGCGGTTCCCACGGTGACGTCCTCGGCCAGCACGCAGTTAGCCGTCAATGTCTCGTTGGTGACTGCCGCCGTGCCGAGAATTACATACTTGCCGTCTCCGGCAGTTCCTTCGGACAGGGCCAGCACGGTGCCGCGCTTGTAGGTTGTCTCAGCGGATCCCTTGCGGATCACAACGGAAAACGGCTCAGCCGGAGGATATAAACCGTTAATCAGGTTATCATAGCCGACGGTGCCGAGAGTTTCGTCGAGTCTCTTACTCATTTCTGTGTACCTCCTTTGCTTGCGTTATAGGCGTTTACTACCGCCTGAATGTCTGCCGCGTCCTGTTCTTCCTTGGTGGCAGGAGTGCCACCGTTCGGAGCCGCGCCTACTTTGTCGGTGCCGGACGCTGCGCCGTCTGCCGTGTAGTTTGCGAGAAACTGCTGGCCGGACGCCGCACTCTGCTGCATAACACGGAAACAAAGCTCCTGAGCAGTGCAAGGTTTGTCCCCGTACTTGGCGTCATGGACAAGCTGCTGATCCGGGATAGAGGCAGCGATTGAGTCAATGTCTGCGAGACGCTGGCGCTCTGCGGATACGGCGTCAGTGGTCTGAGTCTGGGCTGCGTTTCGGGCTTCCTGCTCGATCTGGCTCACCAGCTCCGGCTCCTGTGCCCTTAATTCTTCGAGTGTCATGTGGTTTTTACCTCCTTCTGTTTTTGTTGCCGCCTTGTTGGTCGGCCTCTTATTTGCCGCCGGACGTTTCGCCGGTTTGGCACTTCTCTGGATCGGGATAGTTCCCGGTACATTGTGCAAGCCCTCAATGTTGTGGCTTACACCGTTGACGTAGAGGACTTTCCGATCTGAGCTCATGCTCATGTCCGGTTCTTCCTCGTCCTCCTTTAAGGCGTCCGCGAAGCCTTTGTCGAGAGCTTCCCGCCCGGTCATCCACGTTTCTTTTGTCATCATGTTGCGCAAAGTATCGACGCCGAGCCCGGTCTTTCCGTCGTAGATTTCAGCGACGGCCCTCTCGCTGGCGTCCATGCCCTTAATGAGCTGCTTCATGTCCTGAATGTTCAGGCTGTCCCAAAGCATGACACTGACGCCGTGGATCATAATCAGGGATCCGGGGTACACGGTCACGGTGTCACCGGCGCACATAATCACACTGGCAGCACTGGCAGCGATCCCTTCCACGACGACATTCACGTCTCCGCTGAGTGCTTTCAGTGCGTTGTGGATTGCGATCCCGGTGTAAAGGTCGCCCCCGCAGCTGTTGAGCTTTACGGTGATGTGGGCTTTATCCTTTACGGCTGCCAGATCCTCCATGAAGCCCTCTGGTGTGATGTAAAGGCCGGGCTCCGGCTCGCCCGTCCACCAGTCGATCGGCTGCTGGCTCATAACGTCGCCGTAAAGGGTGATCTCGCCCTCGTCCTCGCTGACGCTTGCCACGTTCCAGAATTTTGTAGCTGTGGCTGTGGGAGCCGCTGCCGGTGCTGGGCCCATGTGCAGGCTATGTGGTGCTTTCATTGGCTGTCCCTCCTTGTATGGATTGTTTGATCTGCTCGCTTATAATAAGGCCACGCAGAGCCTCAGCGCCCCGTCTGCGAGCGTTTTCGGGGTTGTGTGGGTTATTATCTCCCTCTGCCGGTTCTTCGCCTTCTTGCGGCTGCTGTGGGCCTCCTGAGCCGCTTCCACTTTGGTGCGGATCCGGCGCGTTGCCTCCGAGCTTTTCGTTTTCCCTCTGGAGCTGTTCGACATTGGCGTCCCATTGACCGCCATTGAGTCGGATCGTGCTCTGCTCATGGGTGGAAAAGCCCTCGCTGCACGCGAGGATCTCTGCGGTGATTTCCTTCACCGGATCGAGCTGTCCCTGAGACGGGCCCAGCCACTCGCTGCCGAGATATGCAGCGCGGATCGTTGGGTTGTCGAAAAATCCCGGTGCATAGATACGCCCACGGGCCACGGCTTCGCTCATCCACACTTCATAGCACGGTCGGCAAAAGTCGTCTGCCAGCCATTCCCGGCGCATTTTGAACGCCTTCCACGCTTCCAGAAGGGCGGCGCGGCTGGCAGAATAGGAGCTATTAAACTGTTTCAGCAGAAGATCCGCGGGGACTTCCAGAGCTGCGCCTACCTGTGCGCTGATTGCTGCCACGAATTTGTCAAAGCTGCCGTTCGGGTGCGTCGGGTTTGCAAACTCCACGCTTTCCCCCGGAGCCATGACATTGACTTGGCCCGGCCCCATGCTGTAGTCGTTGGGGCCTTTCGGTTCTCCCGGCACGTCCGGATCCGTCTGGTTGAACGGGTTCTCGTCGGTCGGAGCCTCTGTCTTGATGAACGCGGTATAAAAGGACTCCACCACCGCAGCCATAAGCTCGGACTCCGTGTATCTGCGGATCTGGAGCAGCGGCTCGATCACCTGTGCCAGATAGCTGACGCCACGGTACTGATCCGGGCGCTCGGTGTCAATGATGTGCAGCACGTTGGGGAGTCCGGTGTGCTCCTGATAAGCCAGCACCCGCGCCCATGTTGTCGTCGGCGCTCCGAGTTCAAACGGGTAGTTGCTGCGGATATGATAGGCTACTACCATGCCGTTGCTGTCAACCTCTACGCCGTCGTAGATCGTGTTCCCGTTGTCCGGGTTTCTTCCGGTCGTATAAGTGACAGATCCCCCGGATCCGTAGCCTCCCGGTGTTGCGATCCTGTCTGACTCAATCAGGTGGACGCGCAGTGAGTAGGGGAGCAGCCGGGTGACAGGGTACTGTTTAATCAGTCCGATACAGTCGCCGGATAGGAGCCACGACACAAGGGCGAGCTGCTGGAGCCCGTAGAAGTTGTTCATGCCGGTAGCGTCGCAGGCCCGTTTGTCTTTCGCCCAAAGGTTAAACTCCCGCTCGGTGGTTTTCTGCCATTCTTCGGCCTGCTCCGGCGTGAGTCCCAGCACCTCCCTGTCGATCCGGCTTTTCAGCCGCAGGCCGACACCCACCACATTTGTGCGGTTGGTTTTGATCGCTGAGGTGGCGACGGGGGCGGCCATGTAAAGCATACGGGAGCGTTGCCGTAGGGTGTAGTTGTTAAAGTCTATGTCCTCATGCGAGGATCCACTGGGAGCATTGAAGCCCTTCACGGCCCGCTTTCTCCAGCTGGCCCCAGCTTCCCCGTACCCTTTATTCTGTGGCCGCACGTCGTCGGGCAGATACATTCCCATTTCCTTGTGGTATCTGATTTTTCTCACCTCCTTGCATGAAATAAAAAACGGCGCAGCCGTGGAAGTAAAGGAGCGAAAACCTCCTTCGGCCGTGCCGTAGTAAAGCCGGAGAGATCCGGCGTTTACCCTTTACCAGTCGCGCGGGACAACGCCCAGCGCTCTGCGAGGGGCTCGCCCCTCCAGTTCAGCCTCCAGCTCCCGGATCCGGGCGCGGAGCTTCTCGATCATGTCCTGAATATCTTTCAGGGCGGTACTGTAATATTGGATATTGCGGGAGCCGATCCCGTAGCTTTGCACGCCGTTCTTTGCCAGCATGTCAGCCTCGCGATCCAGATAGGCGTCCAGCCTCCGGCGCGTGGTTTCGAGCTCCTGCTGTATGGTCGCTTTCGTTCGTGCCATAGTGTTGCCTCCTTACCATTCATCAAAATACTGCGCCGCATTGTTCTGGCGTCGCTGTGGTGCTGCAGCCTTTTTTGGCCGTGGATTTTCCGGCATGTTTCTGAGTCTGCGTTCCACCGCCTCCATGTCCGGGTTGAGGATCCGGAAGCCTCCGAGTGCATAGTTTCGGCAGTCGAGGGCTTCGTTTCGTTCATGTCCGGGGATCTTTACCCACGCCCAGCGGTTGCCCCGCTTGGTCTGGGTAAGCTCCAGCTTTTCAGACAGCAGGCCGTTGAAATAATAAGAGTCATACCCGTAGCTTTCGCCCCGCGGGAAATGGCAATATTTCGCTCCCGGCTCCTGCACCTTTATGTTTGACATGATCGCCTCTTTCCCGGCGTCTACACCGAAGGTATAGAGCCAGCAGGTGATCCGCTTGTTGTCCTTGATCGCCACTTTCGAGGGCGGTGTGACGAATGGGATCCCGTCGCCGCCTTTTCCCTTGATAGCAAAGACACGCTGATTTTTCCGCGCCCGGCAGCGCGTGTAAACTTCCTGCGTATAGTGGCCGCCAGAGTCCACACATGTGATCGAGATCCTGAGCCCCCGCTTGTTGTCTTTGAAGCGGTAGACATGCCCGATCACGTCGTCGAGCTGCTGCCATACGTCGTCGGTGTCCGGTTTTCCCATGATGTAGCCTTTTTTTATGCCCCATGTTTCGCCATAATAGCCGTGCCCCACAACTTCGTATTCCAGCCGGTTGTCCTGTGTATCTACGCCGCAGGTCAGCACAAGCACGCCCTCCGGCAGTTCCACCGGGGATCCGTCTGCATTGGTTCCGTAGTCCTCGCGGCGGGCCAGCATGGTGTCCTCGTCGATAATGCCGCCGCGATCCTCCCAGAGTTCGCCCAGCAGCGTGTTGTAAACAACTTTCAGCTTTTGCGGTTCGTCCTTTGCCTGCAAAAATTTGAGGACGATCTTTTCCCATGGTGTCCACGGGGACGAGAAGGCGTTCAGCCAGAAGGAACGCACTCCGGTAGCGTAGGCGTCCGGGTTTTCTGCGATCCACTTTGCAGGCTGTCGGCGCATGGTTTCCTCCGGCACGAGGCACCCGCAGTTCGGACAGGCCCATGAGATCGGCCCGTCTATGCTGTACACCTTTTTCCCGCGCACCTTTTTGACAGTGTGCTTGTAGTGGATCCGGTCGAATATGATCTCGCCATACTCGCCACACTCCGGGCACTTGTGGCACCAGCGTTCCTGTGTTCCTTGGTAGTAGCTGCTTTCAATGTTCGAGGCTCCTTTTATTGTCGGAGTTGATACCTCGACGGCCTTCGCATTATAGAAGGTGGTCTGTCTGGCTTCTGCCAGAGCCCACGGATCGCCCTCGGTTCCGGCGCTGATCGCCCAGCGGTCGCGCTCGTCGCCGATAATGTAGCGGGCAGGAGTGGAAGCAAGAGCCGACGGGCTGTTGGAGCCCGTGATTGTCAGCATACCGCCGGGGAAGGATTTCTGGAGGATCGTGTTCCCAGAGTCCTTCGCCTTAATATCCGAAACCTTGGCTTTCAGCACCTTGCTGTCTCGGATCATGGGAGCGATACGCAAGCGGGAAAACTTTCTGGCGTCGTCAAGCGTTGGCTGCACAAAAATAATAGAGCCCGGATCTTGGTCTATGATGTAGCCGATTATATTCAGCTCCAGCTCAGACTTACCTACCTGAGACGCTGCCACCATGACGATCTTGCGGATTTTGGGATCCGTGAACGCTTCCATAGGTTCCCGGAGGTATGGGGTTCGTGACGTGCGCCACGGGCCTGCCTCTGCTGAGGTTTCCGGGGAGAGTCGCCGGTGCTTGTCGGCCCACTCGGCCACCGTCAGTTCTTCCGGCGGTTTGAAGTTTTGGACTGCTGGGCCTATGGCCGCGTTCAGCCTCTTGGCGGCTTTCTTACTCGTCGGCTTCTTCATCTGCGAGCGCGTCGCTCCAGCCTTCGCGATCCCTCACGCGCCGCCGGTATGCTTCGGGATCGTATTGATAGCCCGCGAGCTCGTCCAGTATTTTGTAGCACTCAGTCCGGATCAGCGCCGAGGCTTCGTTGGCGCTGCCTGCCTGCACAACGTCCATGGCGAGGCGGCCGGGGAGTGCCATTATCATGCTGCGGGCGGTGTAAACGAGGTCGTTCGTCAGAGCCTCCACGTCCTCGCTGCGGTGCATTTTCCCTTCCAGCTCTTTAAGCTGGAGCTCGGCGATCTTGGCCTTGCTTTGTTTCAGATCCGCCTCTGCCCGTAGCTTGTCGGCCTCAGCCTTTACAGTGTCGGCCGTTTTGGCCTCTTTCCCATTTGCCCGATCTCGCAGGTAACGAATGTACGCCTTAACGGTTGGGAGAAGATCGAACTTGTAGGGCCTTTGTGACGCTGCCGGGAGAATACCCTCCTTTGCGAGCTGCTGCACTCGACGGACATCAAGATCGAAAAGTTTCGCTATAATGTCGGTGCTTTGTAGGTTCTGTTTCGGATTTTCTGCCATAGCGTCACCTCCTTTCCGTGCGGTCAGGCGAAACGAAACGGCCTGAAAAAATTTTTCTGAGTCTGCGCGTGTTTTGGGCTCGCCAGCACCGCAGGGCTTTTCGGACTGTCACAGTACCTTCCGGGCGGCTCGCTCGGTTTTGGTTCGGCCTCGCCTTTGGGCTGGCTCGGCCTCTGGCCTGTGTGTCCTTGCCTCTTTGTTTCCCTGTGTTGCGGCCTTTTATTTCTTTTTTTCTTTGTGGCTTCGCTCGTGGGCTCGGCCTCCCTTGCTGCCCTGTGCCTTGGCCTGCCTTCCTGCTGGCTACTTCATGGCCTGCTCTATGTGGTGGTTGAAGCGTTCGCCCAGCTTCTCGTTGATTGTCTGCTCGATAGTCTCGCGGGCTCGGCCGTCAATCATCTGCGGCACTGACAGGGTACGCACTGCCTCGATAGGAGAGCGGCCCTCTCCGGTGCGTTGGTAGGGAAGGACAGCCCCGCCTTTGCCAGCGGTCAGGAAGGTGTCGCTGCTCATAGCTGTGCGCTGCCCTTTTATGATTGTCACCTTCACGGTGTACTTTCTGGGCGGCCTTACCATAGCAACGGGAGAGCCCCCGGCTATCAGCTGGCCCGGTATTCTGATCGGTTTCTTTTGCTGTGCAGAAGGCCGAGCTTTGGGACTCATTTTGAAGTGAGTCGGCGTCAGGGTTCTGCCCGTATATTCCAGCGTCGCACCGTCCACGGATATTCCAGAGACACGGATTGAAGTCTTTCCTCGCTTCGGTTTCTTGGCTGCGTCCTTTATGGCCGCGGTGTCTACGCCGTAGTGCTCGCGGATCCCTTTGGACACCCAGCCGGGGCCTCTGCTCGTGAAGTCTGATACCGTTCGCTTGATCGCTACTTCGCCGCCGTCCTTTAGCTTCTGGAGCCTTTTTACTATGTCGCCTGCTCCAGAGTAGGAGACTGTAAAGCTGCCACTCGTTCGCCGGGCCGGGCCCGTCCTGAATAGGTCACTCATGGCCTGCCTCCTTTCCTTTGAGAACGGAAAAACCGCCCAGAGCCTTGCAGTGTCTCCAGACGGTTTCCGCTGTTTTATAGTGTAGCACATGGGTTTATCCCTTTTTATCCCCTTTTGTCCCCTTTTATCCCTTTTTATCCCCTTTTATCCCCGTGTCCCAGAAATACTGATAAAATGGGCGTTTGCGGCTATTTGTAGGCAGTATTTTGGGCTCCATTATTTTGTTAATAAAAATTTAATAATTATTTTTGCCCGGTTTTCCACATTGTCCTCCTGCTGCCTGTGGACAAAAAATGCCCGCCTCCGGCCTTTTGTGGCTTTTGGCGGGCACTGAATTTTTTTATTTCGGTGTGTATATTTTCGCCAGCGATTGCAAAGCGGATCCGTGGATCTTAAACGTCCGCTTTAGGTATCGCTTTTCGTGTTCTTCATAGTCGTCCATATCCCCGAACAGGGCAGTGCATACCGCCCACCACCTCGCATGATCGAAATATCTCATTTCAATGACGGTTTGCTCGTCCGGGTTTTTCATCTTTTCGATCAGCAGCTCCAGCTCCATGCGCTCGTCGTATTCTTCCTGCTGCATGTCACGGATCGCTTGAATAAGCTCGTCCTTCTGTACGACTTGCCTTTCCGTTTTGCTGGATCCGTCCCCGCCGCCTCCCGGCAGGCCGGTGAGGTTCGGGCTGGAAGGTGAGCCCATGACGGACTCCAGATACACGAGCCGCTCGATCTTATTCTCGATCCGGCGCTGGAAGGTCGCATAGTGCTGCAGCTTCTCCTTTATTGCGTCGGTTTCCTTCGGCTGCTTTCCTCCTGCCGCCTGTTTTTTGTGCCCCATGGGCCCCGCCTCCTTTCAGTTGCATTTACTCAAAAATCCCCTCGAATACCTCGCGGGGCTGTTCGGCTCCTTTTCTTATGAGCTGGATCCCGGTTGTTTTCCCGGTGGTTCTTATGTATCGCCTCACGATCGTGTCCACAAATGCGGGCTCCATTTCCATGAGGAACGCCTGCTGCCCGACGCTCTCGGCTGCGATCAGCGTCGTGCCGGATCCTCCGAAGGTGTCGAGGACACCCTCAGCCCACTGGGTATTGTCCAGCAGCTTCTCCAGTATTTCGACGGGCTTCTGCGTCGGGTGCAGTTCATTCCCGGAGCGTGTGGCCTCCAGCACGTTGCCGTAGCCCTTGTGATTGTCCCACTTTGGTTTTGTGCGGTGCGCAAACATGATGAGCTCGTGTTGCGTTCTCCAGCCCATTCCCATGCCGGGGCTTTTCTTATTCCACACGATCATATTTTTGACGCCCAGCCCGGAGCTTTCCACAAGATCGAACAGATATACCCACATTCTCCAGTCCGTGAAAATATAAGCCACAAGCCCGTCAAAATTTTGGAGCACTTCACGCATAAGAGACTGATACCCGCGTGTGCTGAGTGTGTCGTTCGCTATTGTGACAGCCTTTTCCTTTCCATTTTCGTCTTTCCTCTTTGTTCCTATGCTCCCAGAAGTTCGCCCTGACTCCTGAAAACCGCCGGAGCAGTAGGGCGGATCGGTGAGCAGGATCTCCGGGTGAGCTCCGTCAAGCAGCAGATCCATGTCTGCACGGTTGGTAGAGCTTCCGCACACAACGCGGTGACTGCCGAGGATCCAGAGGTCGCCTTTCTGAGATATGACGGCCTCTGCCTCCGGTGTCTCCGGTATGTCGTCCGGTTTGCTGAGGTCATTGTGAAGGGCTTCGGACAGGGCGGTGACGAGGCTTTCCACCTCGTCCTCCGTGTAGCCGGTCAGTTCCATGGGGATCTCCCCGGTGTCTATGTCTGCGAAAATATCGGCCAGCAGCTTGTTGTCTGTCTCTGCCAGCTCTGCGATCCGGTTGTCTGCTACCAGATCGGCGTATTCCTCCGCTTCGTTGGTGTAGTTCTGGTAGTCCACCGGCACCTCTTTCATGTCCTCCAGACGGGCAGCGAGAAGGCGGCCGTGTCCCTTTACGATAAAGCCGGAGCGTTTGCTGACTGTGATCGGCTGCCTCCACCCGGTTTGCCGGATAATGCGGCCGAGTAACTGGATCTGAGCGTCCGGGTGCTGGTTCGGGTTCTTTGGGTTGGGTACCAGCGTTTCAATGGCTACCACTTTGTCGTGGGCGCAGAATACTGGCACGCCGTCGGCGTATGCTTTCGGCTCTGCCTCTGTTTTATAGTCCATTTATTTGTCCTCCTGCCTTCCGGCGATTCCTGCCGCTGTCATGATCCGGCCACGGAGCTGCCGGTCTGTCTCGCCTTCCTCGCGCTTGATCCCGTATTCTTCGGCGAGCAGCTCCAGAGCGCGGCCTCCTGCTGCCTGTGGTGTCCATGCTCCGATCGCCTTTGCCTGCCGGACAATGCGGCGATCCGTGACTTTGCGGCGGTGCCTCCTTTTTATGCGGGCGATCAGGATAACGAGGGCGGCCACTCCGCAGATCAGGCACATAAGCACGAGAGGGAGCCAAAACAGGCCGAGGACTACGCCGATCCAACTTATCCTTACCACTCCGAGCAGTTTCAGGAATACGAGTACGATCCAGAGAAGGCCAGAGGCAAGGGCGTATAAAATCCATATACCGAGCGGGTTGTTATCTTCGTGCATTTCTTTTCGCCCTCCTTCTTTGTTCCCGGTTCCCGCCGGGTTTTCTTCTGTTTTTGGGATAGTCTGACAAAAATCCCGCTTTTATGGCGCACTCCGTACAAAGATAAGTGACGCCTTGCGCCTTTTCGAGCTCGTCGGCTGCTGGCATTTTCCAGCACTTCTGGCCGCAAAGAGGGCAGTCAATCAGTTTCCAGTCCGGGTGCTTTTTCTGGGTGTCTCCGTTCAGGTTCTTGTCGAGCGGCAGGCAGAGGATCCCTCCCTTGTCGCTGTATTTTCTGGGCGTGAGATCGAAGCCGCGGGCCCGGAGTTTCTCGCGGGTTTCGTTCTTTACTTCCTCCTGCAAAACTTCCACGACGTCCACCTGCTCCAGTGTCAGACAAAAAGCTCCTTGTGGTTCCCACTTCTTTGCCTTCCATGCCTCTGTAAAGCCTTCCAGTGTATCGTAGAGGCAGATCCCGGCCGCCGTTTCCGTCTGGTATGTCGTCTGCATGACGGCCTCGTCGTCCGGCTCGTCCCATCCGTAAAGGTGCCAGCTCTCCCGGTTGTCGTAGTCCCACTGGGAGAAGTAGAGCGTGTGCCCGTCAATCGGCCAGCCGGTGCCTTTCACGGTTCCTTTTATAATTTTCGGTCTATATTGCACGGTGTTGTCCTCCTTATACTTGTACTGGGAGGGCCGGAGCCCTCCCTCTGGTTTTTTTGGTGATATGCCGGGATTATGCGATTATGGTTATCTGCTCCCGGTTGGGAATGTCGGCCAGCGCCTCCATGAGATAGCTCTTTACATTGTCAACGGCCACCGCCTCCCAGCGCCCGCCGTCGGCTGCCACCAGCTTAAATGAGGGAGCGCCGCCTCTGCCTTCGGTGATCCGGAAAACAAACTCGCTTTCCGGCTGCTCCACCTCCAGAAACGTGCGGTAGGGGATCAGTCTCACCGGGTTGGGGATAATGGCGTTTTCTTTCTTTGTGACGCCGGTTTTCATTACAACTTGCTGGCTGATCCCGTCGTCTGAGAATGTAGCCTCCTGCGTGCTCACGATATTGCTCGCCACCTTCGTGACGTCCTCCCGTTCCTCGCTGGGAGCGAAACACGCCTGCATAGATACGAGGAAAGACTCCTGATCGTATTCCCGGCCATATTCAAAATGGGGCAGCAGTGCGTTGACCTCAAAGAGCGTCTCACGATCCCGCTCCGGCAGCAGGCCGGAGTAAAGCAGCACCTTGGTGGCGCTTACTACCTGAATAATCATGCGATCCCTCAGTTCCTCCCGGCTCTCCTTTATGTAGTCCACCAGAGAGGTGAGCGTGGTCGCCCGGATCGGCTCCGCTTTGTCTGCCTCGTCGTACCGTTTGAGGGATTTCGTGCAGTACGTCCGGCCGTTGATCACTATGGTTTCCGGTTTCTCAGCCTTTACGGCCAGATCTGTGATAAATGCGATCGCTTCTCTAATTCCTTCCATGGTTTCGTCCTCCTTTTCTTATGCCTGCGCCGCGGCGCGTTCCATTACTACGATTTTTCCGTCGTTTTTCGGTTGTTCTTCGGTCTGTCCGTCGTTTGTCCGGCGGTCGTCCTCCGGTTCGTATATTTCCCCAGTTACCGGATCGAAGTCCTTACCGGGTATCAGGCGGCCTGCTGCCTCCGGATCCGGATCTGCCTCTGCCTGCTGCCGTGGCTCCGGCTTCCTGCGTCTCATATCAATGGGAGCACCGGTTGGAATGTCCTGCTCCCGCTCGGCCTCTGCCGGTTCGGCCTCCTGCTGCCCGGCGGCTTCCTCCTTCTGCGGTTCTTCCTCTGCGAAGTCGGAGAGGTTCATCTGCCCACGGATCTGGCCGTCATACTCGGCGATCTCGATCTGCCCGGTTCTGATATTGACGCCCATCACCATTTGAGTGTCGATTGCCTCCGTAGCTGCGAGCTTGGTCGTGACGGAGATCTGGGTATTGATTACTTGACGGCTCTTGTTCGGTGCGAATTTTATCGCTATGTTGATCTGTCTCTTGGTGGTGGCTTCGGTGTTCGGGTTCTGAATGTTCTCAGCCACCTGCATGAGCGCCTCGTTGAGCTTCTCAGCGAAGGCCCCGCCTGCCAGTCGTTCGAGGTTGATCTGGCTCGTTACTTTCTGCTTCTTCATGGTCGTGTCCTCCTTTTGAATTTGTCCGGGGCGTCGCATGTGCTCCAGTGTGGAACGTAGCCCCAGCCTTGTGCCTCTGCCGGATCTTTTACCGCCTCGCAGCTTATGACGTCACCGGCAGGCGTTACCAGCTTTGTGTCCCCTCCGTGTTTTATGCGGTAGTTGACCGGCTTTGTATCGCACGGCATTGAGCGCCCGGTTCGTGTCCTGATCCAGAGGATCTGTTTCCCGCAGCTTTTACATGTCCCAGTGTTCACTCCTTTGCGCCTCCTTCCTGAGCTTTCGCAGTCTCCGGCGACTCGGCCCGATATATTTCGCATGATCCCAGTATGCCGGGTTATACCGGCAGCCGGGACAAGCGTTTTCTTTTGCGCCTTGGCAGCCGGGGCACTCGTGGATCTCGCCGTACTCGTCGAAGCATGGCCCGAAGATACACCGGAGCCCGAACACGATCAGGGCCACCATGACAGCGCCGACTATGGCCGCGCTTGCTAAAATGATTATGGCGAAAACTGCTATTATTGCGTCAATCATTGAGGAAGCTCCTTCCTGCGCCATACCGCTTCGGTGGCCGTGGAGTGTGTGGAGCGTCTACGCCCGCAGGTTTCCACCACGCCCATGTCTTTGAGCTCTGAGAGTCTGGGCGCTACATAGTTGCGGTTGTAGTAGGGGATCCGGCCCGCTTTCACCAGCTCGTCCGTGATTTCGCTCACGGTCATGCTCCTGCTGCCGAGCGTTTCAAGGATCAGGCGGCTGCGTTCCTTTGCTTTGGGGATAACGGCGTCATAGCTCGCCCGCCGGGTTTCCTTTGTGGTTTGGTTTGTTCCCATGAAATACCTCCTTTTCTGCCTTCCATGCGATAGCAGAGCGCCCCGTCACGCTGCAATCACGCTTTCCGGCGTTTCTTATCAGTCCAGCCGCCTGCGCTTTGGTTAGGATCGGGCCCACGTCGCTGCGGCTTACCTGCTGCCCCCTGTCTGACAGAGTGGCGGCGATCTCGTTCGCGGTCATGTCCCTGTCCTTTATTAAATCCAGCACCATGTCCCGGAGGCTCTGGGCCATGTCCTTGCTGCGCCAGATCACGACGGCCGAAGGGAAGGGAGCGGAGCACGGCCGCCCTTTGGCGTCTTTGGTCGGGTTCCCGTCCTCGTCCGTGAATGTGAGCCTCCCGCGGATAAAGCGCACCTCGTCGGCTTTTCCGTGGAATATGTAGTCGTGGAAGTAGGACGTGTCCGTGCGGGCCGGTATGAGCATTACCACGAGAGTGCCGGGTTTCTTGCTTTCCTCGTAGCCCTTCCGCACCCAGTCTGTGATCTGGCGGCCGTAGGGCGGATTACAGAACACGCGACACCCCCCCCAGTCCGCTTTCAGGCCGTCGTCGGCCGGTGTAAAATATCTCGCGCACTTGGCGCTTTTATCGGTGGCGGCCGGATCGAGGTTAAAATGAAACTCCTGATCCAGCTCGCTGAAAAAGTCGGCCGGAGTACACCAGCCCATGTTTTTGCTGCTTAATAGTGCTCCGTTCATGTCTGTGCTCCTTTCTTATGCCTTTACGGCCGCCATGTGTACCGCCGGGCCGCATTGTGTCTCTGTTGCCTCCGCCAGCGTGAGGATCGGGCAGCCTTCGCCCAGATTTCTGCACATGTTCCGGGTGGTTTCCTTATCCATATAGGCCCGGATCGGTTCGCCGGTTTCCCGGTTTTTCAGGATCCGGCTCATAGCGCTGCAGCACGCTTTCCCTTTATGCTCCCCGAAAAGCTGGATCCCGCTGCACTCATGGCACCATTTTCTTTCAAAATTCATAGCGTTTCCTCCTGCTCCCCATATTCCAGCTCTATGCCTTCCAGCAGTTTGAGCACTCCGGCGATATACTGCACCCGGAAGGGTTCGAGCTCTGCCTTGTTCATGTGTTTATGCCCGTACAGTTTCCGCATATCCCGCCACACGCCCCACGGCACCCGGTAGAAGTCTTGAAGCTCGACGCTCACAAGGATAAAGGCGGCAGCGCCGAGGCGGTCGTGCTCTGCGAGGCTGTTCAGCTGCTCCTGCGTCAGCCTGTTATAGTCGATCCGGTCGCTGTCCGTGTGTTTTGCCTCGAATACGACGGCCCGGCCTCCCGTGAGGGTTCCCTTAAAGTCTGGCTGTCCCGCTTTGATGTAGCAGGCGAGAAACTGCCCCTGCCGGTTCGGTGGTCTGAGCGGTCGCATGGGCTCCGGCGTCTTTTCAATGAAGGCCACGCCCTTGTCCTTGTACCAGCCGAGGCTTGCGGCGATCATATTCTCGAAGTGTTCGCCCGCCCGTTTACTCTGGAGGCCCCGCTGGCTGCGCTGGACGTTTGAGAGGGCGGCGG